ATCTCTACCCGCTTTTACCTATATGGCAAACATTAACTTTACTAATACCTTACACGATACCCTATTTCCTGACTTCATTCATTCTGTTCAATGTACTGAAGAGTCTTATGCGGGCGATTGCTTCAAGTTGCGTGAACTGGATCCAGAGGGGAAAGAGATCTCTCTACGGAATGGTTGGCACTCCAAATGGTTCAAGAATGATTGTGGAGTCGAAAGATTAAACGAACTTATGGGTGGGTGCCATAGTTACGCAAAGGCATTTATTGAAGATGAGTTTCATATTGATAAACTTTATCGTGAAGAGTGGTGGGTGAATATTGGGGGGATTCATTCTTATAACAACATCCATGTACATGGTCGGGCAACGATGATTGGAATCTTCTTTGTCAAGGTTCCTGAGGGATCTGGTGATTTAGTACTACAGAGAAATGATGGGGCACCTTATTCATCCATCTATAATTACATAGATAATGGAAACCAGTTTCGTATTACACCGAAAGAGAATCGTTTCTTCCTTCTACCGGGGCATTTATGGCACTGGGTCGATTATAATCAAGGGGATCAAGAACGCATTTCTATAAGTGTAAATTATTACTAGTTCTTATTTGCAACTGAAGGTATTGCTATATACAGCAGTTAATTAAAAAAGAATGATAGTATGGAAAGAGAAAACTACTACATTTCCGAAATCATCGAAGACCTTGTAACTGGTGAATTACTTGTTAAGATTCCCGAACAAATCCTAAATGATATGGATTGGTATGAGGGAACCGAGATAGAATGGACACTTGATGGCGGCAGTGCCGTATTAACAGAACATGAAACAAGCAACGACTAAACTTTATCACATCTACGTTAACGACAAATGCGTAAAGCATTGTTTATCTGAAACTGAATTTGAAAATGAATTGAAACACATTCACGCTTTCCTTGAATTGACGAATCTATCTGAATGTGCTAAAGTAACTCATGAGGTCGTAGAAACCTCACCTAAAGAATTCAGTGAGGCATCTTACTGAATCGCTACATACTAGTATGAGTTGAATTTCTAAACAATGGCTAAAGGATTTACAGTTAAAGCAAAAACACCACCCAAAGGTACGGAAGCCAATAAGGCAACTGAATGGGATTATGATAAGGCAAAAGAAATGCTCCGAGGTAAGAGCATTGTATTCTGTTTGCCTGGTCGAGGTGTCAGTTACACATTCCTCAAGAATTTCGTCCAACTCTGTTTTGACCTAGTGTCGATTGGCGCTAATATTCAAATCAGTCAGGACTATTCCTCAATGGTCAACTTTGCACGTTGTAAGTGTCTAGGTGCAAATGTCCTACGAGGTCCCGATCAAGTGCCCTGGGATGGTCGTCTTAAGTATGACTACCAACTCTGGATTGATAGTGATATTGTTTTCAATACTGAGAAACTATATCAACTCGTCCTTATGGACAAAGAGATTGCTTCCGGTTGGTATTCCACTGAAGATGGTCGCACCACTTCTGTTGCTCACTGGTTGGAAGAAGATGACTTCGCCAAGAACGGCGGTGTTATGAACCACGAGATGGTTGATGGTATTACCAAGCGTAAGAAACCATTCACCGTTGACTACACCGGTTTCGGTTGGGTGCTTATCAAGAATGGTGTCTTTGAGAACGAGGAGATGAAGTACCCCTGGTTTGCTCCTAAGATGCAGGTCTTTGAATCTGGTAAGGTTCAGGATATGTGCGGAGAAGACGTTTCATTCTGTCTCGATGCAATTGCAGCAGGTTTTGAGATCTGGTGTGATCCCCGAGTTCGCGTTGGTCACGAGAAGACTCGCGTAATCTGATGGAACATGTCTATGACATCCTCATAGATGGTGAGGTCTTCCAAAAAGAATTGTCAGAAGACGATTTCTTTGATATAATGGATGACCTCGCCGAGGGGTTCTATAATAAAGAAGGTGCCCCCGGTCCAGGCAATGTAACACACGTAATGTACAAAAAGGAGTAAAATGTTCGCAAAGACTAAAGTTTTCCACGAAGGCAAACCAAAGAAGACTCGCCAAGGGTCAAGTCAACACACCAAACTCAGTGCCTCTTCTCGAAATGCTAAGAAGAAGCGTTATAGAGGACAAGGACGATAAGAATAACACCGGAATCGCTCATATATAATATGGGCGATTCTTTTTTGTATGGAAGTTTTAGAAGAGTTTGTACAAGTAAGACCAGATGATCTCTGGATTTACAATAAATTGCAGATTTCTCGTAAACTTGGATACAATTGTGGTCCGATTGGTGCTCCAGTACCATGGCCAGGTGAGTATATCATTCGTCCAGTGATGAATTTTCTCGGAATGGGTCGCAATGCAAGAAAGATCGACCTTAATCCGACTGATTTGACCGAAAATTATGCACATCCCGGTGAATTTTGGTGCGAGTACTTCACTGGAGAGCACATTTCGGTAGATTTTCTGCACAAAAAGTCAGTTTTGGTTGTATCTGGAGAAAAGGAGCGCACTAAATCGTCAATTGAGGAGTCAAGATGGCGTATTTGGCGCAAATTAGAGCAAAATGTGACTTTCCCACCTTTTTTAGAGCAGATTTCCGAAGAGTATCCTATAATAAATGTCGAAATGATTGGAGGAAACATCATTGAGGTGCATTTAAGAGGAAATCCTGACTTTGTTTGGGGTAACACCGTCGCAATTCCGGTGTATAATGACGAAGAATTACAACCACCAGCGGGATTCACCTATATAGAGTCCCCTGACTATACCCGAAAGGGATTTTACATTAACTAATCAATCGTTTTTAAAACAATGCCACGTAAAGTAGACAGGATTCCCGGTGTTCGTCTAGTAACTGACGAAACATCACTTGATTGGGCGCTAGACATCCGTGAAGAGCGTCGTAAAGCAGGTCTGTGCCCCTCTTGTGGGTGCGAATGTGAGGGATGTGAATGCGATAAGAGACCTTGCAGTTGCTGCGATAAATAAAATATAAATATCGTCATTCCTAATGGCAGTCCAACGAATATCACGATCGTTTAAAGACATCAGTCTCGCCTTTACTCCTCACCCAGTAACAGGCGATATTGGTGTGATTAAAAATGAGCGTGCCATTAACAGGTCTGTAAGGAATATCATCGAGACAAATCTCGGTGAAAAACCTTTCGATCCTGATTTTGGTGCTGATATTCGTTCTCAATTGTTTGAGTTGTGTGATTACGGCACAGCAAGTATCCTAGAAGATCAGATCCTTACTGCTCTTCAGAACCACGAGCCGAGAATCGATGACATCACTGCGCGTGTAGAACCTTTTCCAGACACGCATACCCTTGAAGTCACTATTACCTACGATATTATTGGGCAAGAGTTCCCATCCCAGACTTATACATTCATCATCGAGGCAACTAGGTAATGTCGTTTACTAAGTTTACCAATCTAGATTACGACCAAATCCGTCAGTCGATCAAAGACTACCTAAGAGCAAATTCAGACTTTACTGGATTTGACTTTGACGGGTCTAACTTTTCTGTGTTGATTGATACATTGGCATACAATGCCTATATTAACTCGGTGAATGCCAATATGATTGTGAACGAGTCCTTCTTGGATTCCGCAACAGTTCGTAAGAATGTCGCATCCCTTGCCGGTAATATTGGTTATCTCCCAAGATCTAAGAAAGCAGCAAGCGCAAAGATATACTTTACAGTCACAACCGGAGCAAATACACCAACTTTGACTCTAAAAGCAGGTCTAGTGGCAGTTGGGCAGTATGATGGAAGTGATTATGTCTTCAGTATCCCCGAAGACATCACTACAACAGTCGATGAGAGTGGAAAAGCACAATTTGGTACTGCTGATGACCCAATCGAGGTCTATCAGGGCAGTTATCTACAGACTGAATTCGTTTATGATGGGTCACTTGACCAAAGATTCATCATCAACAACTCCAGTATGGACTATTCGACTCTAATTGTAAGAGTCAAAGATGTTAATGAGGCAGGTGCTGGTAAAAAATGGAACAGAGCAGCAAATATTGTCAACATTAACAAAGATAGTGACATCTACTTCGTCAATGAAGTTGAGCAAGAGCGTTATGAGTTGATCTTTGGTGATGGAATCTTCGGTAAGAAGTTGACTAACGGTCAAACTGTTGTTGCGAACTATATTGTAACTGATGGTTTGGATGGAAATGGACCTTCAACCTTCTCCTTTGCCGGAAGTATCGAAAATTCTACCGGAGCATCAACAGCACCAACCAATAGCATCACTATAACCGTCGCAGAAGGCGCTAGAAACGGGTCTCAGATCGAACCAGTGCAATCGGTTAAGTATTATGCTCCCCGCCTCTACGGGGCGCAATACAGGGCAGTTACGACTCGTGACTATGAGGGCATCATCAAGCAGGTTTACCCAAATACCGAGTCTGTCTCTATTGTTGGTGGTGAAGAGTTAGATCCACCCCAATTCGGTAATGTCGTCATTAGCATCAAACCTGTAAATGGCACAGATGTCTCTGATTTCGATAAAAAGCAGATTTTGGAAGCATTGAAGCAATATACCATTGCTGGAATCAACCAACAGATTGTAGATCTCAAGATTCTCTTCGTTGAGTTGGATACTTCTGTCTATTATGACAATACTAAGGTCAGCACAGGAGATGCTCTCAGAACTCGTGTTACGAAGTCTCTTGATTCTTATGCTAAGTCAATTGACCTCAATAAGTTTGGTGGTAGATTCAAATATTCCAAGATTCAGAAGGTTATTGATGATACCGATACTGCTGTAACCTCAAACATCACGAAAGTGATTATGAGAAGAAATCTAGCAGCGTCTATTAACCAGTTTGCCCAGTATGAGTTGTGCTTCGGCAACTCTTTCTACTACAAACCATCCGGTGGCAACATCAAATCCACTGGTTTCAAAGTATTCGGACTCAATGATACCGTTTACCTCACCGACATTCCAAACAAGGATGAAGATGGTAATCTAGATGGTAGTGGTCTCGGAAGAATCTCTATCATTTCTGAGATTCAGAGTGATTCTAATGAGTTCAAATATAATACTGTTTTTGAAGATGCTGGCATTGTTGACTATGCAAAAGGTGAGGTAAAACTCTTCACAACTCGCATCGTCAACACAGTCCTACCAAACAGCATAATCGAAGTCCAGGCTTATCCTTTGAGCAATGATGTCATCGGTCTAAAAGACCTATATGTCTCATTTGATGTTTCCAAGAGTACGATAAATATGATTAAGGACACTATCTCTAGCGGTGAGCAAATCTCAGGCGTTGGATTCCAAGTGACCTCTAGCTACGGAAACGGCAAGCTCTCTAGGTAATAGGTACATCTGATGATCGAAACTGGTATTGACGTGAGGGTGAGGATTCAGGACATCGTCTCCTCACAACTACCTGAGTTTATCCTGACAGAAAGTCCCCTCACCGACGACTTTCTAAAGCAGTTTTACATCTCCCAAGAATTTCAGGGTGGTGCGATGGATTTCGCATCAAATCTGGATCAATACCTAGAGCTTAGCAATATTAACAAAGAAGCAGTATATGGTGAGTATGAACTAACCGAAGACCTTGACGAAACCTCAGATGTTGTTAATGTAACTAATACCCGAGCATTCCCCAATGAGTGGGGTCTATTTAAGATTGATGATGAGATTTTCACCTACACGGGCATCACTACTAATTCGTTTACTGGCGTACAGCGCGGGTTTAGTGGCATCACTAGTTATTCTAACGTTTCCAACCCAGGCGAGTTAGTATTTGATACTTCCGTTGCAGCAACTCACGAGAAGGGTGCAGAACTAGAGAACCTCAGCACGCTATTTCTCAAAGAATTCTATAAGAAGTTTAAGTTCACCTTCGCTCCTGGTTTTGAAGACCTAGACTTCAATAGTCAGGTCAATACTGGTAACTGGATTCGTCAGGCACGCTCCTTCTATCAGACTAAAGGTAGTGTCGAGTCAATCCGTATCCTATTCCGTGTTCTATTCGGTCAGGAACCGACTGTAATCGACCTAGAACAGTTCCTAATCAAACCTTCCACAGCAGAGTACTCTCGCCGTGATTACGCCGTTGTGCTGCCCGTAGAGGGCAACCCCTCAGATATCAGTGGTAAGACAATTTTCGAGACTGGTACCAACAATCAGGTATTTGGTGCTGTATCTGAGATTGAACCATTCACCAGATTGAATGATCTATATTTCCGTATCTACTTCTTTGTATCTAACGATGAAGTAGAGCAAGAGAAGAAGCAATTCACAGTTCCTGGTAGAACCTTTGCTCAGAGAGCATTTATTCCAGGTGAAACTGGTTCCGTTACTGTAGATAGTACACTTGGATTCAAGTATGATCCCAATGCTACTATTGACGAAGAGATCAACACCTTCACTACAGCAGATGGCAATGTATTCCTATATGAGACCAAGACTGTCAACCAGTTTTTGGGTGTAGTCTGTAAAACTGATCCAAATAAGACTATTGAGATTGGTGATGAGATTATTGAAGACATCCTAGTCTATGGTTTCAACGATCAAGGTGAAACCGTCACAATGAGAATGTTGGGTGTGCTTTCAGACCTAACATTCGACGATAATCGTGTTCCCTTCAGTATTGAGGGTGAAAAGATCCGAGCACAAAACCTTGGCGAGAACATCGTCAGTGAAAATGCAACTAGAGACAAACTAAACCTCAAGCAAGTCCTAGCAAATAGTTTTGTCTATAACACCAGTTGCCGTTTCCAGGTTGCTGAAGTCAATGGTACTAACTTCTCAATCAAGGCACCATACCTTGACAAGGCATTCATCAAAACTGGTGATATTATTGATATTGTCAAGAGAGGCACTGGAGAGTTCGTTCTAAGAGATAGAGAAGTCACTAATGTTGACTTCCTAAACGCAACCATCACCATTGATGATACTTTTGGTCTACCTAATGACGATGATCTAGCAATTGACATCAGAAGACAGCAGAAATTTGCCACATCAACAAACTCACCAATTGACTTTGGTCAGAACAATGTTCTAACCAATGTTCTAAACCTTTATGATGCAACAAACTATGATTCAAACTTCTATGTTGCTACTAACTCACTACCATCATATCCAATTGATGTAAGAATCTTTGACGCTCAAATTGTTGGATTTACAACAACTAACCTAGAAGGTTACAATAGTTTTGAGAACAACTACTCAACGATCGTATTCAATGACGAAGTTGACTTCATCACTGGTGACCTAGTTTCATACAGAACAACCAGCGTGAGAAATCCTGGTTTCTGCACTCTAGGTGAGTACTTTGTTGAGGTTCTATCAGACAGAAGAAAGGTTAAACTATACTTCTCCCCATCATTCATTGGTAGCGATAATACCGTTCCACTAGAGATTCGTGCTGGTGTTGAGGTTGGTGCTCACGTATTCACTCTGGAATCTCAGAGCAAGAGACAGATCATTACTCAAAGATCTTTCCACAAGATTCCTCTATCCGAGACTGCTACAGAAAACAAAGTCAATGTTTCTATTGAGAGACCACCAACAGACATCACTGGTGGTGCTATTGCTATTCTCACCAATGGTGTTGAGGTATTCTCCTATAAGTCTAGAGATAATGTATTCCTAGGTCCTGTTGTCAGTATTGACGCTGTATCTGGTGGTGAAGGTTATAGTGTAATCTCACCCCCTAGGATTATTATTGATGAATCCAGTGTCCTCCTTACTGACACTAGAGCAGTTGCTCCTGTTGGAATCAATTCACTTAGAGCACTTGCTACACCTATTATTAGAGGTCAACTTGAAAAAATCCTAATCGACCCACAAGATTTTGACATCGATAAAGTATTTGACATCAGAGTTGTTGGTGGTAATAATATTGAAGGTGCTACTGCTAGTCCACAGATTGAGAGACGCAAGAGAAGTATCCCATTCGATTCCCGTCTCATCCAATTCGGTGGTGGTGTTGACCCCAACGATGAATCAATCCTATTCTTGGTAGAGCACAAACTACCATATGCTGAGCGTGTAATCTACAATAACAAGGGTGAAGAGAGTATTGGTGTTGCCAGTGCATTCGGCAGTAACAACTCCTCTGGTGAGCGTCTAGCGAACGGTGGCGTCTATTTCGTCAAACCAGTCAACAACAGAACTATTCAGTTGTTTGAGACTATGGACGACCTAGAGGGTGGTGGAAACCCCGTTGGTCTAACCTCCAACTTTACTGGTTTTGGTATCCAATCCTTCGATACATTTGCTAAGAATACTCTAATCGGAGCAGATATTGATCCTGGTGCCGGTGACTTCTATTATCGCAATATGAAGTTCGGTCCTAAGAATGTTGTAGTTGAATATGACGAAATTCGTTATGACAATCACGGATTTGAGACCGGTGACCTTGTCGAGTATGGTGTAGTTGGTCTAGGTGCCACTACTGTCCCATCATCACCTATTTCTGGTCTCAGCACACAACTCAAGTATAAGTTGGTTATTCCCGATGAGAACACCATCAAATTCTGTAATGCCGGTGTTGCTGGCACAGACAACTATGATTTTGAGCGTAGAGACTTCGTTGATCTAAGAGATCACGGAGAAGGTATTCACTTCATCAAGTATGAAGACATCAGTGTAGATGTTACTGTTTCTTATGCTTCAACCATTACCGGTATTATTACTGCTACACCATTCGTCAAGGGTGAGATTGAATCCGTTTATGTTGATCGTGGCGGATATTATGGATCTGACATCATCAACTTTGAGAAGAATCCACAAGTCAAAATCCGTGGCGGTATTGGTGCTCGTCTCAAACCAATCGTCAACTTTGGCGAGATTACTGGCGTCCAGATTCTAAGCAGAGGTCGTTTCTATCAGAAAAATCCCGAGTTGGTTGTAACGAGTCCAACTGGTGCTGGTGCCCTGCTTCGTGCCATTGTTGAGGATGGTGAAATCAGAGATGTTCTCATTCTAAGTGCGGGTATCTCATATGGAGAAATTGATACTGACATTGAAGTAGTTGACACAGGTAAAGATGCCATCTTAGTCCCAAGGATTCGTCCTCTCAATGTAAACCTCTACACTCGCTTTGGTTTTGAGGGACTAGTTGATAATAGTTACTCTATTACTGCATATGATAGAAAGATTAGAGAAGATGTATATGATGACTTTGGATTCTCACACTCACCAATTATTGGTTGGGCAAATGATGGTAATCCAATCTATGGTGGTTTTGGTCTAGACATTCCTGATGATCGCAACTCTGGTTTCAGAGCAATGAGACCTTCTTATGTCTTAGATCCAGAGAACATTGTAGGAAGACCTTCTCTTGCCAAGTATGAGGCAGGTTTCTTTGTAGAAGACTTTGTATATACTGGAGATGGTGACCTAGACGAGTACAATGGTCGCTATTGCCGTACTCCTGAGTTCCCTGAAGGTGTTTATGCTTACTTTGCTGGCATTTCAACTGATGTAAACTCTCTATCTAAACCACCCGTATTCCCATATTTTATCGGAAACCAGTTTAGAGATTCTCCCTACGAACAAACAGAGGAAGTCCTAAACCAAGACTTTGAGATTAATGATAAACCAATCTTCCGCAATACCTTCCCATACTTTGTGGGACAACCTTTTGCTGGTTCTGAGTTCTTAGTTCAGTCATACCTCTTTGATACTCAAGATGCGATCATCCTTGATACACAGGATGGTAAAGTTAAGAGTATCGATGTTGTTGGTATTGGTCAGAGTTATGTTGTTGGTGACATCTGTAACTTTGAGTCTGATGAAGACTATCTAAGTTCCATTGTATCTCAGGTCACTGGTTCCCCTGTAAAGGATATTCAGGCAAAGGTTCTATCCTTCGGTAAGGATGTAGTCAAGATCATTCAGCAGGATAAGAAGAAGATCCGTGCTTACATTCCTCCTGCTCACGGATATCGTGATAAGGATCAAGTAATCTTCAGTGGTCTTAGCACTGTTCTAAGCAATATTTCTGGTCCTAGAGAGATTAGTGTGAGGCAGCAGCAAGCATCCTTGTTTGCTCCACTTCCTGGCACTCAAATCGGTATGGTTACCGATATCTTCGTCAATAATATTCCCGATGATGTCAGTATTGGTAGCAGCATTAAGATTGGTGAAAGCGTTGGTGTCGGTTCTACTGCAGAATCTGCAACCGTCATCAACATCTTCCCAACCAACAAAGCACTCCGTATCATCCGTCCAGACCAATACAGACCAAATAAAGGTATTGGTTGTCTAATCGATGTCGTTCCCAACTACATTGAGATTGATTATGATGTCAGGAACTTTGCCTTCGAGTCAGACCTAAACGAGAAGTATTACTTCAACCCACGCCAAACCATTGGTGTAGGCACACTAACCGGTTCAACTTACCCCACAACCTTTGGTATCGGCAATCTCAAGAAACCACTTGATATCCCTGTAAAGCAGTTGTATGCCCCAGGACACGACTTTAAGACTGGAGAGGAGATTGTTATTGAGAAGCGTCCTAACGACGATAGAATCGCTACTAGAGACCGCTTAGACAGCACTGGTGCTGTTTATCTATTCCCAGCGACTGGTGTCAATACATCCTCACTCTTTGTTGTTAAGTATTCACCCGACTACATTGGTTTCAGAACTGAATCTGGTGGTCCAGATCTATTCTTCCTAACCAATGGTTCAAATAGTCCCCTTTATAACATTCGCCCCAACAGACACTATGAGACCAGTCTTGTAGATCGTATCCAGGCAGAAATCACGACTCTAACACCACACCTACTCGGAAACGAAGATCCTGTTGATGTAACTCTGACTTCATTCGGTCCTGCTGGTGTTGGAACTTATCCAAACATCAAAGTTATGTTTGATGAGACCTCACAATCACTATATGTCGATCCAAAGGTCGCTACCGGATTCAACACAGAGTCAAGTAGAGTCAATATTCCACTTCACGGATTCAAGTTGGGTGATTATCTAATCTACCTCAATGATAATGGTACTGCTGTATCTGGTCTAGAGACTCATAGGAAGTATTTTGTCATCCCCTATGATAGAGACCAATTCCAACTAGCAGAGACTCTCAAGGATGTTTCAGTTGGTTCTGAAGTCGTTATTCCAATCGGCATCAGCACTGGTGGTGTTGGCGTTGGCACACACGTCTTTGCTAAGGTCAATCCACAACTCAGAATCGTCAAGAACCACGATATCGAGTTTGATATTAGCGATCCATCCCTCTTCGGTAAGGAATTCAACTTCTACTATGATAGTGATTTCACTGAAATCTTCGATAACAACAGTCTTGACTCTAAGTTTGTTGTAACTGGTGTATCGACGGAAGGTTATCCTGATGCGACCAAGACTATTCTGTTTAGTCAGAATAATCCAGATCTAGTCCACTATAACCTTGAGATTGCTGGTTATATCTCCACGGCAGATACGAACGCCAGAAACAACAACTCCGTTGTTTATACTAATAGTCAGTACGTTGCTTCTGCTGGTATTACCTCACTAGCACCCGATAAGTTCGTTTATTCACTTACAGCACTTCCTGAGAAGGAATCTTACATCCACGAGATTAGTGGTATTGTATCTTACACCACTTCATCTACAAATACCCGTGGTGGTGTTGCTGAAGTGAGAATTGTCTCTTCAGGCAATAACTTCAGAACTCTCCCCGAATTCGTCAGCATCGACAGCGAATTTGGTGCTAATGCTTCGCTTCGTGCTGAATCAGATGACATCGGTAGAGTCGCAAGTTTCCGTATTCAGAATCCTGGTTGGGGTTATTCTGCTGACAACACACTCCGTCCAGAAGGTGCTATTCAACCTAAGATTGAATATAGCGATTCTGACTTTGTAACCAGCATCGATATTGTATATGGTGGTTATGGTTATCAGGGAGCACCTAATGCTGTATTGATTGACTCCAAGACGAGAAAAGAGAACACCACAGGATCTATCGAACTTACAGTTCAGTCATCTGTGATTTCTGAGGTTAATATTGAAGTACCACCAACTGGTCTATCTAAGCGTAGTCACGAACTATACACAGTCAACAATAGTAATGGTATTCCCATTTCCAGAGTTGATCAGATTGATAGAAACACCGGTATTGTAAGTTACAGACTACAGACTCCTATTCTCAACTACATCAACCCACCATTCGTTAAGGGTGACCTATGCTTCGTTGAGAACATCATTCCTGAGTCTGGTGTTACTACAACCAACCTCAACTCCGCTGACTATGGTTATGAGTTCTTTGAGATTGTTGATGTTGCTCCAACTAACCCCATCGTTGTTAGTGTCCAGTATCCAGTTGAGACGGCACAAAACATTGGTATTGCTATTACCAACCAGAGATCATTCTCTACTATCGTCAATAAAAAGAACTATCCTATCTTTACTGTCAATCAGGATACTGCTACTCTTATTGAGGGTGAGCGTATCTCCGTATTTGATGAGGTAGGCAATTTAAGAGAAACTGATCTAATCGTAGAAGAAACCAGCACAAACTACTTTAAGGTTACTGGTTCTTATCAACTACTCCCTGGTGATGTTGTAAAGGGTAATGTATCTGGTGTTATTTTAACAATCACAAATATTCAGTCTGGTGAGTGTCGTTTCCAAATTGACGCCATCTCTAGAGTCAACACCGGTTGGAATGATGAGATTGGTTTCATCGGTGAGGAATTCCAGTGTCTACCTGATAACGATTACTATCAGAATCTATCCTACTCAATCAAGAGTGAAGTCAACTTTGAAGACCTAATCGGACCAGTCAACAGACTTGTCCACCCAGCAGGTCTCAAGAACTTCTCTGATACCAAGATTGAGAGTAGTGCTGAAGTTGGCGTTGCTTCCAGTGAATCTAACTTCTCATTCACTCTTGACCTCATCGGTCTAACTGACGTTATTAATACACCTCTCCGCGTTGATCGTATCAATGTATTTGACCTTGGATACGACGCTGAGGTATATGGCAACCTATCAAACGCAATTAGATTCAACAGTAAGACTCCTAACAAGCGTCTAACTGACTACATCGAAGCAAAGACCAACCGAGTTCTCCTATGTGATGACATCAGTGATCAGTTCATTGACTCCGACAACATTCGCGACCAAGAAGACTATATTGACTTCTTCGTAGTCAATAGTGAATATACACGCGGTTTGCTACAAGCACGCAACCCCTTCACAGATGAAGTTGAGTTGACTGAAGTCATTATGCTTGCCTATAACAACAGAGCATATATGCTCCAGAAGGCAATCGTATGGGATGGTGATAAGGACCACGGATATGGTGATTTTGAGGGCATTGCCCTACCATCGTCCGAGTATGTACTTCGTTACACTCCTTATGACACTGAGACGTTTGATATGGACTTCAAACTCTTTACCAATCGTTTCATCTTTGAAAATAAAGAAAAGGTAGACATCGGTAATGTGATGTTGGGTGGTAAGAAACTTCTATGTGAAAAAGACGCCACCGAAGAGATCTTCCGTGAGACCGCTGCTTCAACCAGTGCAAACGGCATCTTCCTCAATGTCCAAATCATTAGCGAACAGGCACGCCCACACTACGCTGAGGTCTATGCCTTCATCTGTGACGGCGATACTCATATCGCTAGTTATAGTTTCAATGCTGATTCCTCCACTGGATATAGTGATGACCTCCCAGGCACCTTCACTGCCGTCATCAGAAATGGTGCCATTGCTATTGACTACACCAACAATGGTAATGGTAGACATAGTCTTACTACTAAGTCTACTGAGTATAATGAGGTAGATGTAGCAGGAACCAACCCATATCGCTTCAGAAAGAAGAATATTGGTAATGGTGAAGAGAGATCAGTCATCCTACAGAGTGATGTTGCCGCTGGTCTAAGCAACAGCAGTAAGATTGAGGTCTGGAGACTCAATAAAGATCTATTCCAGTCAGTTCGCTCTGTTGTATACTTTGAGTCACCTAACTTCGGTGCTATTCACCAAGTTATGTGTGTCAACTCCGATGGCAGCACTTATGTAAACGAGTACCCCTTCATCACTGAAGGTGACGGCGTTCCTGGTCCTGGTATTGGAACCTTTGGTTCTGAAATCAACGGACAGGACTGGATTCTCAACTTCTATCCAGATGCTGACCTACTCCCACTACAGACAATCAACCTCTACTCCTATAGTGAGATTATCTACAGAGAACTTGACAGAGTCAACTACACTGGCGAGGGACTTGTATATTCTGAGAGTGAAGAGAAGTATTACCTAGAGCGTTATATCGCACCTCTTGGTGAGAGAACTAATAATGTTCGTTTCGAGTTGAAGTATAAAGGTATTCCCATCTATGAGAAGGGATTTGGACCTAACGAAGTAATCACCGAACAAGGACCAAACAACTTCAACATCTTCAATATCAAAGAGCACTTCTTCTCCACTGGCGAAGAACTTTACTACGAACCAGACACTACTGTTCCAGGTGCTCCCATAGCACCAATCCAGGTTAAGATTGGCGGTGTTGTCCAGGATATGCCTGAGACGGTATATGCGATTAAGAGAGACCTCAATAGATTCTCTGTTGGTCTCACATCCGCACTGGCATTCCAGGCAGAACCACTCGAACTAGTTGGTTTTGGAACAGGTAACAACCACCGCATTGGTATGAAGAAGAAACTTGAGAAAGGTCTCTTCACTATCAACGGCGTTGTCCAGTCACCTATTGCTACTGCCAATAAAGTCTATGAAACAACGGACCCAATCGATTATGAGCAGAATCTAATTCCTCTCGCTGGTATTGGCACCATTCGTGTTGGTGACCTACTACTCATCGAAGAAGAATATGTAAGAATCGACAACGTTGGTTTCTCAACCTCACTCGATGGTCCTATTAACAACACAGGCACCATCCCACTCATTGATGCTACTCGTGGTGTTGTTGGTTCTGCTGCCACTGACCACCTAACTGGCATTGGTGCTACTCTCTTCAGAGGTTCTTACAACATCGTAGAGAGTGACATTATCTTCACGGAAGCACCTGATGGTAAGGGTCCAATCTCTATCAACGAAAGCAACCTAGTTGAAACAAACGCCGACTTCCAGGGTCGTGTCTTCCTACAGAGAGAATACAACCAGATCGCAGTCTTCGATGATTTCAGTGATAACTTCAATGGTATTAGAAACACCTTTGAGATCACTAAGATCGGTCAAGATGTCCAGAGAATTGAGAATGGATCAGGCATCCTAATCATCAATGACATCTACCAGACTCCAACTACCGAAAACAACGAAGGTAACAACTACTTCTATACCTCCGACCAAGTTCAAGGTATTAGTTCTGTAACCTTTACTGGTATTACCTCAACTAACGGAGAAAGAGTTGAGTCTGAGTTTGACATCAACCAGAACCAGATCCCCCGTGGTGGTCTAATCGTTTCACTCGGTTCTACTCCTGGTCTTGGATATGCTCCTCGTTATGGTGCAAGCATCGAGGCAGAAGTTGTCAACGGCGAAATCGTTGGCATCATTACCACCAGCACCATTGGCGTCACGACTGATGTTAAGTATGCTGACTTCAACAAAGAAACTGGTGAGTTGGTAGTTACTGCTTATGGTGCCCCTGCAACAACAGCACTAACAATCTCAGGTGCTACTTATGTTGAGAACACAGGTTCACTTGTTATTACGACTCCAAA